GGAGTCGTCGAGGGAGAGATCGTTACCGATGATACCGATCATGGTGAACTTGAAGGACCACACCTGACCAGCGTGAACTCCGACCCGGTTACCGATCTTGTCACCCTTACCGAGATAGCCAGGAGGCTGAACAGGAATAGGGATTCCCTCAAGCAGGCGTCCTATAGAGACCCTAGCTTCCCGAAGCCATGGCCCGAAAAGAGAGGCCGTGAAAGGCTATTCGACTGGGACGAGATTAAGAGGTGGGCAGGTCGTGTGCGCTCCGGAGCCTAAGGCAGCCGGTGGGGGAATAGTCCTCATCGGTGTAGCCGTTGTTGGCCTTATCCTTTTCCATGGGATCATCATGACCATGATTCTGGCTCTGGTTCTGACGGCAGTGGTGTCAACTCTGGGAGCAACTCTCATCGTGAATGCGATGCCCAAGTTCATTTCCGTCCAGCGCCGCACAACCGTTGCACATCCAAGGGTGATTCGGGGAGTAGTAGTCCAGGAGCTACCGAGAGGCAGGCAGCATGACCATCTGGGACGCGATCAAGGAAGCGATGGCCCCCTCGCCATTGAGGGAACCGTCATACCTCCCCGAAGAAAACACACAGTTGACGCCGAAGAACGCCAACCTGTGCCTGTACGTTATAGGCTTCGAGGATGAGCACTTCCGGGGCATAGTGAAGATAGGCGTCACGAACAACATCAAGAAGAGGCTGGCTACTCTTCAGACCGGCTGCCCTTGGAGGCTTGAAGTCAAGGGCATGGTGTACCGCCCGGATTCATTCAAGTATGAGGATTGGCTGCACAGCCACTTCGACCGTCAGAGGATTCGGGCAGACGGCGAGTGGTTTGACTTCGGGAAAAATTCCGACCCACTGGAAATCGTATCGGGAGCGAGATACTGATGAAGAGAATCATGGCCCTACTCACCTTGCTGCTGATTCTGGCCGGGTGTGGCTATAGCGCCAACTCCAGTTCGGGTTCCAGCGCATCTCCTTCGGCTACCCCTACTGCCTCCTGTGACGCCTCCCTTTGGCAGCACGTTTACCACCCGGATCGCCTGGTGGTTAAGCAGCAGTGCATGACGGTCACGGGCCTGGTAGAGGCAGTTCGCCGCGAACCAGACGGAGACGTTCACATTGACCTTCGCGTAAACGACCCTTCCCTGATTAATGCCTCTAACATCAGGTACCAGCACGGCGACCTGGTACTTGAGGAAATCTGCCAGGGAACGGTTACCCAGACTGATGCGGTGACCGCCTGCCAGGGTGTGCCCCACAACGAGACCATTCCTGTGACAGGCGAAAAGGTTACCGTCACCGGCTCCTACGTGCTCGACCAGAACCACGGCTGGATGGAAATCCACCCGGTCACCAACCTGACGGTAGGCCCATAATGGAGGAGAAGTGCCAGCAGGAAGACCACGAAAGCCCATCGAGCGTCAACTGGATGACGCGAGAGGAGATGGACTGCGACCTGGCGGCCATAAGGTATCGGCAGAGCTTGTACCGGTCGTCCGGTCTCGCGCTGTTGCCACTGCTCCACCCGCACCTTCCGGACTCGGTGAGAGAGGAACTACTGAATGGGATTCTGTCTGGAACGCAGGACGTAGATGGCTCCATCCAGACGAGGACTACCACCTAGTAGAGATGATCGCGCACGCCTACGACGATATCGAGGCATTCCGCGCAGAGATCGCAAAGATCGGCCTTATCGTCAAAGGCTACGCTGGCCAGAAGACGGCCAACCCACTTCTCCGAGAAGTGAGGGACGCCGAAGCGACGATTCGTAAGTGCCTGTCACTGCTTGGATTCAGCCCATCAGACCGTGCGCGCCTTGGCATTGCCGAAATCCAGCGCCAGACCGGGCTAATGGAGTTGCAGAAGAAGACCCGCGAAGTAAGGGGCGACAAATGACACTGCCAGCTAACCTGCAACCAGCCACCTTCGGGGTGTGTCATGGCTCAGGCTTCTTCGGTGCTGCCATCCGGAAGGCACAGATGCGAATGAGCAACGGAGACCATGAAGCCTCATGGGCAGGACACTGCGTGGTCTATGTCGGCAAGCGTGACTTCGCCAAAGTGGGAGAAGCTCCCGACATTGATCACGCTATCGTGGAGGCGGAGTACCCGAAGGTGGTCCTGTCGAGAGCTAGCCGTCATCAGGACACGATCTGGGCCACTGGACAGCCATTGACGGCTGCTCAGAGGAAGGTAGGAGTCCTGGCTGCTCTCACGCTGCTGGGGCACCAGTACGACCTGCTGGCCTATGCCTACTTCATGGCTAAGGTGGCGCACCTGGGCATGACCAACGATCTGAAGCCGCTATTCACCGCTACTGCTGCCATCGGCCCGATCTGTTCTGGTGTCGTGGTGAGAACCGAGGAAAAGATGAAGGTCGATCTTGGCCCACTGTCTACTGCGGCAACGGCAGATCCGGACTTCGTTTGCCCGGCTGACTGTCTTCGCTGGGGACTTGACAACCACTGGATGAGTTCACCGGTACCGCCATGGTGAGGAATTCGTTCAAGTTCAAGCGGCCAACTTGGCACCGGGTGCCAGCGGTTAGATCCGGTGACCGCCTGACCTTTGGCGAGAGGGCAGCCGACCATCTGAAGAGATGGTTCGGTACCTGGACTATTCTCGGGATCATCTTCGGGATCATCATTTTCTGGCTCCTGTTCATTAATGACCCTGGTGCCCTTCACCTCAACCTGCTCCTGTCCTGCATGGCAGCAGTGCAGGGCATCATCCTGCAAATCGCCGCCAACCGAAGTGACACCACCGCCTCCGAACTAGCTACCCACTCCTACGACAACGGGCAGAAGCTACTTCAACTGGCGGAAGCCAGCGCCACCACCATAGAGCGTCTTTCCCAGGAACTTGAAAAGGGAATCCAGACCCAGGCGGTCATGCTGCAAGAGCTAAGGAAGATCAGGGGAGAACCTGATGGAGAATAAGCTGAAGTGCCTACAGCACAGGATCGGCCGTAGAGGTGCCTACCTCCTGTTCCTTGCTATTCTTGACTTCTTGTACGGCTACTCCCTGCTGATCCCTGGTAACCCGAGAGTCTTCCACACCGACCTGTTCCTGTCGTCTACCGCTTGGGCGGTCATCTGGATGGTCGTGGGATTCATCTGCCTTACCCAGGCCTTCGTCAGGGTGGACCGGCTGGGTTTCGCCGTCGCGGTACCTATCAAAATTGTCTGGAGCCTAGTTATGCTGGGGAGCTGGCTCCTGACTTCTACAAACCCGTTTGGGTGGATCACTTTCATCATCTTCTTCGGCTTCGGTATCCTCACCGGTATCGTGTCTTACTGGCCAGAACCTAGACGATTTAAGATCGAGGATCTCTAATGGACCCTACCACCATTCTGACTATCGCCATCGGGTTCCTCGGGGTTGCCATCTCTATCGTTATCTGGCTAGCGTCTACTCACGCCTCCCGGGTTCAGGAACACGAGAACACACCTTCGGCCTACCTGAAGCAGGTGGACATGGAGGCATATGAGCGTGCCAGGAAGATCTATGAGGGTGCCATTGAACAGCTTGAAAGCGAGATCACCAGGCTGCAATCCCAACTTAGGGAGTTCCAGACGGAGGTGGCACAACTCACCACAGAGGTCACCAGACTACGTTCCAGGCTGAGAAGTGACGACACCGGCCCACAGCCGAAAATCTAAAGTGTCGCTTGGTGCAATTAGCCCATGATACAATAAAGGTGACGACTGTGACTGCTAAGCCACTTATAATGACACCGGTGCCTGACGCCGACATTGAGTCAGGCGAGGGCCAGTATGTAGCCGAGTTCATCGAGGGCTACTGCCGGGTCACAAAAGAATCCTGGGGCGGCAGCGCTGGCACCCTGATCCGGATGCGCCAATGGCAAACAGATGACATCACTTATCGCGTCTACGCCAGACGGCCAGATGGCAGGTTGCGCCACCGTGAAGCCCTCATCGGGCTCCCGCGTAAGAACGGGAAGTCCGCCCTAGGTTCCTCATTTGGCTTGCATGGTCTGGTGATGAGCACCGAAGGAGCCGAAGTCTACTCCTGTGCTGCCGACAAGGACCAGGCACGAATCGTTTTCAACGTAGCCAAGAGGATGGTCGAGCTTGACCCTGAGCTAAGCGCCATGATCAAGGTCTACCGGGACGCCCTTGAGTACACCGACAAGGGCTCCATCTACAAGGTGCTGAGTTCGGAAGCCTTCACCAAGGAAGGCCTGAACCCTTCCGTAGTTGTTTACGACGAACTCCATGCAGCCCCGACTGACGAACTATACAACGTCATGGTGCAGGCTTTCGGAGCCCGTAAAGACCCTCTGCTTATTATCATCACCACCGCTGGTGTCAAGACCGACCAGTTGGGCGGTGACTCGATCTGCTACCGCCGCTACCAGTACGGCAAAGCTGTCGCCTCTGGCGAGGTCGATGATACCTCGTTCTTCATGGCATGGTACGGCGCTCCCGAAGGAGCCGATCACACTGACCCGGCCGTATGGGAAGCCGCTAACCCTGGCTATGGTGACCTGATCGACCCTGAAGACTTCGCCTCCGTTGTCAAGAAGGTTCACGAGAACGAGTTCCGCACCAAGCGTCTTAATCAGTGGGTGTCGCAGGCCAAGGCATGGCTACCGCAGGGAGCCTGGGAAGCATGCCGCAGCGAAAGAGAATTCGTCCAGCCTGGAAAGGGTGTTGTACTAGGATTTGATGGCTCCAAGTCCGGAGACTCAACCGCGCTTGTAGCTGTGACCGTGGAATCGGAACCAAAGGTCAAGGTAGTCGGGCTGTGGGAAAAGCCAGCCGGGATCAAGCAATGGAGGGTTCCGCGTGGCGAAGTCAAGGATTCGATTCGGAAGGCCTGCAAGACCTACAACGTGCGGGAAGTCGCCTGGGACGAATGGCTGTGGCTCGATGCGGCAGAGGAACTTGAAGAAGAAGGTTTGCCCGTCGTTGCTTATCCGCAGACTCTCTCGCGCATGGGACCGGCTACTCAGCGATTCTACGAAATGGTGACCACCCACCACATCTCTCACGACGGAGACGCCCGGCTAGCACGCCACCTGGAGAATGCAATCCTCAAGGTTGACTCCCGTGGAGCACGCCTGATGAAGGACGCCCGTGAATCTCCCAGGAAGATTGACCTCGCGGTGGCGACGGTGATGGCAATGGACCGCGCAGGCTACTGGCTGACTCAGCCGATCTACGACGGTCCTACCTACACCTGGAAGGACGAGCAGGGCGAAGAGCATACGGTGCCTGTCTCGGAGATTGGATTCGTTTATTAGGAGAGGCAAATGTCGGAGACTCGTCCAGGACCAGCCCTTGTGCCAGTTGACGGCGCTCTGTCCCGCAGAGAACGCATCCAACTGTTGAGGCACAGGCTTCAGCTAGCGGCTGTCCATGTTGCAGGTTATACGGCAACCCACAAGAACGCCCGGATGCTGCTGCTGCAATGTCTGGGTGCTCTGGCGGTGCTGGTAGGCATCTCGTTCTTCTCGATTCCGTGTGCCCTGATCGTCGGAGGTATCGCCGCGATAGCCGCCGCAGAAAGGCAGTAGGCTAACCTTGGAACTTGAAGATCATAGATGTGAAGCATGCTGTACCGTGATACATGCTGGCTACGGAATGAACTATAACGTCCAGGGGAAGGATCTCCGATTCCATAGGTCGTGTTATGAGATCTTCCGGGGTATGCCTTGGGTCAATCTTAGGGACATACGCACAATAGTTCGGGAGGAAAGGGACCGTAGATGACGCTCTTCAACG